GGCTGATTGTTGTCTGGGTCGTAATAGGGGCTGCTGGTGTCATACGGCCCGAGGATGCCTGTCTCGTCACGCATCACAAACTGCAACGTGCCAGCACCGAACTGGTAATCCGTTTTGCGGCGCCCTCGCGTGTAACTAACACCAGTCGTGAACTCGGTAATGTCGGCATACGTGGTCGTACCATCAAGCACGTCTAAGCCGTTGAGTTCTGATGAGTCCAAACGGAATGCATCAACTTGGAAGCCTGTGTCAAGCTCGAGCAGGTAGGTGCCTGATTGAACTACTGATGCAGCCACATCACACCGCGATCTGCAGCTCTAACGGCCCGGACACGCGCGTGTAATCGGTGAGCGCATCCACAATGGTTTGCCCAAGGCTGGCTTCTGCGACAGCTGCATTGACCGTGATGTTGTACACGTTTTGCTTCGGCGCGTATGCCGCATCCAACATGGCTGGTACTTCGTAGAAGCGGCTCTTGGGGTCATACACAGATGGGTTAAATGGCTGCACCATCATCTCACCGCCGCCACCACCACCGCGACTGCCGCCGCCACCGCCGCCCGATGGGGCAGGCAACGTCACCGGGGCAATGGCTGGGATGCTTGGTACTTGAATCATGCGCTCGACTCGATCAGGGCCAGCCGCTGTACCAGCAGCACCGCTAGCAGTGCCGCCACTACTGATGTTGAAGCGTGGCAGGTTGATGTCACCTAGTTCCCCGATGTTGACACCCGGCAGCAGGTTTAGTCCTTTGATGACAAGGTTTATCATGCTGACGTAGGTGTTGGCAATGCTTTCAAAAATGCCGATAATGAAGTTGCCCATCGTGGCAAATGCGTTTTTGACGCTGCCAGTTTTAGCGACCAGCACACCAAAGCCAGCGACCAACAGCGCTACAGCCGTTACGACCAGGCCGATTGGGTTAGCAGCCATCGCAAGGTTCAACGCCAACTGCGTCACGGTGATGACCTTCATTACTGCGTTCAATGCCAGAATCGCCCCGGCAAGGGAGCCGACTACAGCCATGACCGCTAGCACTTTGTCAGTGTTGTTCTGTACGTATTGCGCAAAGCGTTGCAATACCGGGAGCAGGCGCTCGAGGATGGGCAGGAATGCTGCACCGATTGATTCCTTGGTTTCCGCAATGGTGAGCGACAAGCGTTTCATTTGACCTTCAGCGCTGTTGGCAGCCACAGCCGCTGATCCGCCGACCGTACCAGCGACAGCCGCAAACACCTCATCCAGTGACGCGCCTTCTTTGATAAGGCTGCGTACCGAGGGCAGCAACGTGCCCAGCGCCTTGGTGTTGCCACCGTACGCCTTAGCGATGGCATCCGTAGCCGTGCCCAAATCAACGCCAGTGGCCGCTGCGATGTCGAGGGCCAATGTGAGGCCATCCTGTGCCGAAGTCATCTCTCCGGTCACCTGGACAAGCGAGGCGAGGGCTGGGCGTAGCTCATCGTCAGCCACCGCCGCCGACATCATCGTGGACTCAATAAACGCCTCAGCGACCTTAATGTTGGCTTCCCCAGCCAGCGTGTTATTGGTAATGGCCTGGGCGAGCAGGGCTTGTGCTTTTGCATCCTCAATAGCGGCTTTGGTTGCGTCACCGATGACCACAGCCAGCCCACCGATAGCCGCAGCTGCCGGGATGGCAGCCTTCTTGAGAGCAAACTGGGCTTTAGCGCCAGCGCCTTCAAGCTGTTTGAACTCAGCAACAGCCTTTTTGATACCTGCACCGTCAAACTCGGAGACAATAGGTATTGATACAGCCATGTCAGACTCTCACATCTCGGTTGACGCGTTCCATTAGATCATTCACGATAGCCCTGATGGCATCCTCGACATCTCCACGCTTGCGTTCGTACGAAGGCCACATCAAACGCGATGCTTTACCGAAACGCTGGTCTAGGGCATTTATCATTACTTTGCCGGAGCCGGAACCAAATGAGCCGCGTCCTGAAATGTCAAACAGTCGAGCACCTGGCCCAGTCCAACGAATGTAGAACGTTGCAAGGTTTGTCATGAATGCGCTATGCCGACCTGCACCTTTGCGCGGTCTTTTACCTGATACGCCTGCTTTGACTGCTTTGCTTGTGTAGTCCCACGGCAAAATTGCATTTGCGCCGGAGCGTCGTTTTTCCTCAGCCATCACACTTGCCCAGGCATCTTTGCGTGCCAAGCGTTGGTTGGGGCCACGGCCTTGCGATGGATCCCAGCCACGCTTGAAGCCGGACAACGGTGGACCCTTAGGGAACTTGCTTGAGATTTCGTCAACGACTGGTTGCACAACTTCTCGGTACCGCTTTGTCAAATCGCGCCGGGCAGTCTTGTCCATTTTGTTCAGTTCGCGCAGTGCATCTTTGATGCCCACAACTTGAATGTCGGTACTAACTGCCACGTTGTTGTTGCTTTCTCGCCAGCAGTAACACGGTAGCCAAATCCTCGGAATCAAACTCGATGTCAGGTGGCCACCACCCGGTCGCCAACAACAGCTCCGCTAACTGGCGTCGGACGCTGTTGCTTCCGTAGGGTTTGCGTGGGCAGTCTCCACTACCTCAAAATCTTCAACGGACACAAGCCAAGTGTCATAGTCGCGGCCTTCACGCTTATTGACGTTGAGCTGATGCCACGCCATAAACATGATGTCATCGATACCGATACCAGCCTGTAGATCGCTGGCGCGGCGCTTGAACTTGCGTTCCCACGCAGCAGCCGTAGCGATTGTTGTTGTGACTTGCTCTGTAACCAATTCCGCTGCTGGTGTCTTGAATGACACCTTGATGGTTAGTTTCACGCGGTCACGTCCTCAACGAGCACGCCGCCTGTGATGGTGATTTCTACTTCGGACAGTTCACCGACCGAGCCATTTACCAAGTCAAGCGACTCGAGGTAGCCGCCAGTGATTTGGAACTCAGGGTTGGTCGTTGAAATGCCAGACGAGGTTGGCTTTACTGCGACGTACACGTTGGTGCCGACAAGGCTGGTGAGGTCAACGTACGTGCCGGGCGATGCCGAGTACTCCATGAGCAGCGTGGCGGTCACGGTCACGTTGGTAAGGCCACCGACAAACTGACGGCCTGTGTTGCCAAACGAAGTGGAATCGAGCGCTTCACGCGACTTGGTGATGACCACAGACTTGCACTGATCGGTCAGGTCTTTGATTGAGCCAACAGCGGCACCGATGCCGAATGTTGGGGAAGCCAGGTAAGTGGTTGCGTTAGCCATGTAGCGAATCTCCTCTACGTCGAGGGTCGCTGCTTACCCGTAGGGCAGTCTAGTAGCCCTAGGGGCTTACTTTGGTGCGTATTGTCAGCTCGTAGGCAGGATAGTCAGCGCCACCGTACGACACCGTGGTTGGGCGTGCATCCGTCAAGCCGATTTGTGCAGCGCGAATCAAATCAATGTTGTCCAGCAGGCTGTCAAGCGTCCTGTTGTCCCCGGTGCCCAGGGCAGTCATTACGACACGGAATTCCATGTCAGCGACCACGTTGGTTGCCATCATGATGGTCGGTGCCTCAACCAATGCGCATGGTGGGTTCATGTTGCGTGGATCATCAAACACACGCAGCCCGGTTATTGTCTGCAGTTTGGTGACCAGTTGGTCGTAACCATCCTTGAACATGTTTGACATGTCAGGCCACCTGTGGCTTATTGACTCCGAGCAAACGCAGGATTTGACCGTAGTTGCCTGTGACCGGGCCACCTGTGGCTAGTGGGTCAAACGACGCAAACGCTTCCGTTGAGCCGCGCTCACGGTACAGAATTGCCGCGTACTGGACGGTGCCGAGCTTTACCGCGCCATCGGGCACAGTGGTTGGTGAGTCAAAATAGCCTGACTCCTCGCGCTTACGGTACGCAAATTGGTTCGCTGCGCTTACTGCCATGTTGGCTACGTCAAGGTCAGCGCTCGGGTTGGTGAACGTGAAGCCGAGGTAGTCCTCGACATCGCCCAGGACAATCCATGAGCACGTCACCGAATAGGTACATGTCCCGGTGGCAGCTGCTCGATCAGCATCAGCCGTGGTCAGCGCAAACAGCACCTGATTAGGGATGATGGTGTCAGTGTCGTACTGGTAATCGCCTTGCTGCGATACGCCAATGAAGTAGTACTCGGGCAACGCCAGAATCTTGTGCGTGCCATTCCACGTGGCATTGATGCCAGACAGCGTGATTGACTGCCCTACCTCAAAGTTGTGAGGCTCCAGCAACTGAACGACGGCAACATTACTAACTACCTGTTTATGGGTAAGTGAGTAAGTTGCCACCGTTCAGTGTCACCTGGAGGGAGTGAACTAGGCGATTTCAACGAACTTGCTGGCATCAAGCATCAAGGTCGCAAGGTACCCGCGGAACTTGATGATGCGTGACAGCGAGCCATCGGTGGCTTCGACTTGGATTGCACCCTTTTGCTGTTCGTAGATCTCAAAGCCATCGGCGGCACCGATTGCGAGGAAGTCGCTCTCGTATGGGCACACCACGACTGAGAGGCCGAATGCGTTGGCTGACAGCGTGCCGGGGGCGACGTTGCCGAATGCGTTCATTGGGCCGACCTGTGGGAACAGTGGACGGTCAGCGGTGTCGCTGAGCTGTCCGAGTGCACCCCAGAACGAAGGCGATGCGAAAAGGTGGGTTGGCAGGTGCGTGCTGGCGTTGAGGATGGTCTGCGACGCGCCGTAAATCCATGCTGCCCATTCAGCCGGGTCAGTTGTGTCAAACGCGGCGCGCGTGGTGGTGATGCCAGCCTTGAGCGCAGCTTCTACTGCGT